GCGGATAGACACCCTTGTTGAGAACGGTTCCCATTAAGCGGTGATGATGCACCCGACACGCCGGTTCGGTTTGACTTGTGTGACGTGTTGTGCTACGCGGAAGTGCGCGCGGAATCGCGGCGCGGTTGTGGCGTGTCGTGTTTCGTGATGTGGTATTATATGAGTGTCAACTTAAGGAAAGGAAAAATAAAATGATGAATTTTAATGCTTATGTTATCGAGTTTGAAGCTGATAACAGCTATAAAGTGTGCATTGAAAATGTGTACAAGGGTGTTGTTACTGATAACGGGCTTATTGACGATGCTGTTACTACGTTCGAGCCCGCGCTTTCCACTGTTATTGAAATTATGCTGAGTTATGATTATGATTATGTTCAGGTTGCTCATGGTTTAACTCGGAAAGGTCGCCCGTATCGTAAATATGTTATTTCGGTTGATAATGGTGACTAGTAATATAAACAACAAAAAGCCCCGGTATTTGCCGGGGCTTTTGTGTTATGCGTTAATTCCTACTATTTTTGTTTATTGTGTTATCCTATTGGCAACTCGTTTAGCTTTTTTGCATCTAACGAAAGTGCTTTTAATACCATGTTTGTTGTTGCAACAGATGCAAGGCTGAACATGTAGTACGCTGGCATATCGTCTTGCACTACTTCCCATAGTAATCTCTGCGGATATGATGGTATTCTTAGGAGTCGTTTTGTTACGTAGATGGTTGATTTACCCCATAAGTACTCCGTGTTTCGGCTGACGTGATATTTTAGCATGGTGAGATTACGTCCGGCTTGCGTGTTTATGAATGCGTCATAATCATAGTCGGCTGTCATGCTGGGCCAACAGATTGTTATGTTTGGTATTTGTTCGTCGCTTGATATGTAGCCGTATTTGTCTATGAATTCTTGTAGTGTGGTGAAGTTGTTCAGATCATCGGCTGATATTTGTATTACCGTGTTGTTGAAATTGTTTATCATTATGTTACTGATGAAGCCCGCTGGACTTGTTTTGAACATTTGCGCGTATCCGGCTGGAATATATACGTTGTTTGCGTTTAATATTATATGATTGTTGGTTTCGTCACCGATTAGATAATAACCACGTGGTAGTATTGATTGTATGTTGTTTATTTTTATATTTGCGCTTGGCAGTGCGTTGCATGTTAATGCGATTTTCGTGTAGTCGGGATAGTAGTTGTTTATGACATTCATGGTGTTTGGACGAAGTCTTACGCCCTCATCACATCCCCATACGTGTACGTATTCATAGAACCAATATGATGCCTGATTGTCGATTCCTATGTTTGCGTTTCGTCCGATTACGTTGGCGTGATTGTCGTTGTCGTTGCTTGCAGTTTGAAAACCGATTTGCGCGTATTCGTCGTTGTAGCCACCGTAGAATCGTATGTTGAAGTTGTTTTCTATGTTTCTTGATATGGTGCGTATGGCTATACCCATTGCGCGGATTGATTCTAGTTCAAATGTGCTGGCGTGATAACCTTTTATGCTTATGCCGTTGACGTTTTGCATATTACCGTCAACGTTTATTTTGAACGTTTTACCTTTTGTCATTGCACTGCTTATGGTGGCGTCTCCGCCGTCCAATGCTATCATGGTGTTTTCGTTTAGTATGTATCCGGTACCGAGTCGAATAAAACCATCGCATATTATGTTTTGTTCACCGCTGATAGTTATGGTTGACTTCGTATACCATACGCCGTTCGGTACGTAGATTGATGCGGTTGGATGATTGGCTAGATAAGTGTTGATTATCGCGCCGCAATCCTGTGTTTCATCGTTTTCAATGCAACCTAATTTACGTATATCCATATAATTGGATTTATATGAGGTTGTGGCTGCATCAATTGTGTCTGCGCCGAAACCGGCTTTTATTATTTCTTTATTAAAAGTTGAATCATTGTCTAGTGTTTCGATTCTATGTAAAAATTCTGTTGCTTCATTGGTGGTATCTATACCCATAGCGGTGAATTTTGACGTGTTCGCTTGTGTTTCAGCCCGGTACGTTTCGATTTGTGCGTTGTAGTTTCCGGTGAGTGCCCAATATTCGTTATTGTTTATGTCGATTCCGGTGGGTACGTATTGGCGTGAGGTGTATGAATTGCCTTCGTGTAATACGATGGTTAGCGGTTCATAGGTTTTAGTGTTGTCCCATTCTGCGGGGTCTGCGAATAGTGGTACGTATCGTGCGCCGATGTATTGGCGGACGGGTGTGTTTGCCATTTTATTCTCCTTTGTTATTTTGTGATTGGCTGTTCGACGGGTTGAGCGTCGGGCGTTGTATCGTAGGATAGTATAAGTCTACCGTATTCCGGGGTACCGTAGTTCATGCCGGTGTCGAATACGATTTGTGCCCATGTTTCGGGAATATAGGCTACGAAATACCCGTCCAAGGTCAGCCCGAAGAACACCATTTTGATGGCTTCGCTGATTATGGTGGGCATGTTTTCTTGTACCCAGTCATATATCTGCTGATAGTAGTAGTCGTTGAAACCTGATTCTTGGAATTTTTTGAATATTTCAGTGAGTTGGTTCACTGCTTGCGCGGTTTCGTTTTCTTTGTCGGCTAGCGCGTCCGCGTAGTGGCGTAGTTTGTCGTATTCGCAACAGAGGTATTTTACTATTTCCTCTTGGCTTTTCGCATTCCAGTAGAATTTTGGTATTACTGGGGTGTATGCGTATAATGCGTAGAATGGCATTAACGCTATGATGTTTGGAAACATTATTCTTCCTTCCTTGCGAGGTGGATTCGTTGCGCCAAAACGTCGGCGTATTGTAGCATGATGGCGTATTGTTTTATCAACAATTTATAGTGAGCATCTGTCAGTGTTTTCTTTTTGTTCATTTGTTTTAATAGATAATCACCTAGTTTGTTGATTGATTCGTTAAGCTGGGAATATTCGTTTTCGACGCGGGCTAATGTATTGGCGTCCATGAAAGCACCTCACTAGTAATTGTTTATGTTGATAGTCCATAACGGGCTGAAACATGTTTCAAGATGGTCAAGCAACAACACGTCAATATCGACATATTCGCCGTTGCGTATACGATTTACTTTGTCCATGAAATTACCGTTAGCGATAGTCTCGTATTGATTGTCAGTCGCGTTGCTTGCGTAATCCTGATTTTCGGTGAGCTGTGTTGCTGGAAAATCGGAAAACACGGTGCGCATTTTATGCCATGTGTCCATATCGGACAGCATGACGCTCGAATTACCGTCAACAGCCGAGTACAAGGGTTTCAGGACGGGCATTATCTCATCTATCAAGCGTAGAAAATGGCGTTTCCACCGGCTTGCGGGCAATACGCCTATTTCACGGTCATAATAACGGTTTTCGATTTTACGGCAACAACGCGCGTATTGCGCGTCATCGTATGCGCTTTCACGCCATGACCATTCTTCAGAAGTCCAGTCTATACCACCGGGTACCAACAGTTCGCCCAACGTGATTGTCACGACTTGATGATATTCGTCCTGTGTGTCGTTCGGCGTGTAGTGCGGGAAACCAGTATCAAGATTCATCATTGCCCGCCTGTCCCTCAATGTCGGCAAGGTAATTATAGTTACGACTAATATTATCCTCGTTCCATACCACTTGTATCGGTGCTTTCAGATATTTTTCAAACCTTGTGTTGAGAATATCGCAAGCGGCGCGCCGTTCCTCCAGCTCGCTTAGCGCGCGTAGGTCGGTCGGTTCGCCGTAATCCTGTATTTCGTCGGCGGTCTGCCGTTCCATCTTCAACGGCAGATTTTTAATGCCTAGCGCTTGATAGAACGAATTCCATGTGTTTTGTATGTCGTTCTGTAATTCCATGCCGATATATTCGACATTGGTTTTCAGGACGTTTGCTTTCATGGACTCGGTGAAGCCCGGTGTCGCCATGATTGCCATTTCACCGCCGCTTATTTGCTTGATAACGTTGATACCCGCCGTTTGCTGTCCGGCCGGAACCTCAAGGATAAACGGTGTTTTCTGATTGAAACGATTCTGTCGCCGCGTCATGTACAAATCTTCAATCTCATGCGCGAAAAACTCGATGGTTGGAATGAGCGGCGTGCGGGCACGGTTCGCGTAGATGAAAACACCATTTGAATTGTTCACCGGGAAACGCCACCCGTTAATACCGTAGCTATCCCATTTCTTTGGCTTATAATACACGTTGAAATTCGATGTTGTCACCGCTTGCGTGCTGAAAAACACTCCCGGTTTGCTATGCGGGAAAGCGATTGTCGCGTAACCGAAATACAATAGATTGTATTCAAGAAACCATGCGTCACAAGTTTTCGGCAGATTCAACCATTTGAACCGTGATAACGCGATATTCAACATTTGAGAATACGCCATCGAATACGCTTGCGAGTTGAGCGTCTCGGACTGTTGCCATACCGGCGCGCCGCGCTCACCCAGTTCCGCGCGGGTCAACGGCCTTTTATGCGTTCGTTTGCGTCCCATACTTCCACCTTATAGATTGTCGTGTACGAAGTCGCCGCCGACTTCCTCGGGCCTGTTCCATATTGTAACACCGGAACTGAAAATATCCCTTATTGTCTGCAATTGGTCGTTTTGCGCCAATGGGCATATCGTCCATATGTCGGCGGTCTGCCAATACGTGTAATGCCTGCACGTTGTCAGCGTCGGTTTGTTGTAGAGTTTGTTGCTTGCTATCCCGTAGCGTAGCATGTAATCGCCCGCCGCCGCTATCGCGCCGTTATCCTCGGTTACGATTTTCACGGTCATGGTGTCAAGGCCCGTGGCCTGTCTGAAATTGTCGCCGCCATACGCGCCGACCGGTTGCGCGGGATGATTGAGCATGTCGCGCCATGACGCATTAGTGTTGTCGCGCGCGTTCGTCATGATTCGTTTGGCGTTGTCAACCGTCACACCACGTGACGCGCCCGCGTTCGTGTTGGCCGTGCCCGTGCTTGTGGCGGTCATGTCGGCAGCCGCGCTTGTGCCGTACTGGTTAACGCGGTCAGCTTGCGTGTTCGCGCGAGTGGTCACGGCGGTGGCCTGTGTTATGGCATGTTGTGTTTGCTCGGTGTTGGCCTGTATTGCGGTGTTCGCTTTATCAGTTGCAACATAATTGGACGTTGCGTTGAGTTCCTGGCTGTTAGTGATTGCAATACCGGTGTTGTAGCCTTGAAGCGCCGCACCGCCGATTGCCATTGCGCCGGCCACCACCGGTGAGGCCGCGCCCCCGGTGCCGATTACCAGCGCGGCTCCCGCTATTGAGCCTATCGCGCTTGCCACGTTTGTTATTGCCTGTGTTTGGGCGCCTTCCACAAAAGCTTTATTCTGTAGTGTATTATCATCACTTACATCACGGTTGATTTTGGCCGTGCTAGTGCTCAAGTCAGCGTTTTGGCGTGTGTTCGCATATGTGAGATTATCCGACCGTACACTATTGGACTCGTTTTTTATCTCGGTGTCGCGTTGATTCGCGCGTGCGGTGTTCGATACCGTTGCCGCACTGCTACGATACGTGTTTGCCTGGCTGACATTAGCCGAGCGCGCGCCGTTTTCATATGTCAGCATGGCGTTTTGCCGTGCCTGACTTACGGCGGCGTTGTAAGTGGCGGCGCGTTGCGCGTCGATTGCGCGGCGTTGCAACGCATATGTCGGTATGTCATGGGATATGAGCGTTTTGAGCGCGTCCGCGTTCGGCACGTCGGCGGTAATGGTGGCCCCGTTGATGGCGTTGATGGTTATGGACGTGTCGCCGTCGCCCCCTACGCCGTCAAGCCATGCGAGTTGTCGTAATATCGGGTAGCTTAACGATGTGACGGCTTGTGCCGAGAGGTGGCCGCATTCCGCTATTTCCACTCGGGTTTTATTGCCGATATTGTCGGATATTTCCAAGTGGGCGTAGGGTGCGAGGTACAGTCGTGTTATTTTGGCGTATTCCGGCGAATAACCGAAGTCATTTGTGGTTAGATTAATGTCCGCTAGTTTTGTGCGTGCGCCGCTGACCGTATGCCATGCCACATCATTAACCGTCGTGCTGGTTCCGAAGTGTATCATGTTTGCCGTGGCAACGAAAACAGATACGATTTGTGACATGATATGCGGATAATACGCAAACATCGTATCAAAATAATCACCTGATACTTTGGATGATTCGAGCGCGTACATGTACACGTTGCTTGCGGTGATGTTATCAATGGAATTATATGACGTACCCGCGCCGGTTACGTTTGACGTGTTTATGTTCCCGGCACCCCATACAAAACCGTTGACCGTTTCGTCGGCGTTAGTATATGACGGGCTGGTGTCCGTGATGTTTGTACCGCGCATATTGCTCATTGATTGCAATTGTTGCGGGGAAAACGTTGCGGTCAAACATATGTATCTTGTACCGTTTTGCAAATTGATAGGCGTGCTTTTTTTGATGTTCGTGGCCGCGTTGCCATAATCAACGTCGGGCAACGTAAAATCACGACAGTTGGCCCGTGGGTTCTGCAAGAGTTTTTGCGGTGTCGTTTCCGTCAACGGCGCGTGTCCGCGTGACAACAGCAAACCGTTGATTGTGGTGCTGTTGATATAGTCCGTCCATACATCACGTACAAGCGTGCATGTTGTCGTGTTCGGCGCTTCGGCGCGTACAGAGGTGACGAAAAAGTGATAGCGTGTCTGCACGTCGGTTTTCTGATACGGCGTATTGACGATATCATGCGAAAAATCAACGACAATGTAATTATACCGTTGCGCCGTCATATACGGTACGGGCAATTTTATACCGTCCGTATCGGCGCGCGCGATATACATGTTAGTCGTAAGCTTGACGGTTTCCCCGTCCAGCGCGTCGAACCATGCGTCTCTTGCGGTATCGTTCGGGAATTTCACGACATCATGGTAATCATCGTACCAGTTCACGCGGCACAACTTTATTACAGTGTTTGGCGTCCAAACATTGTAGTCGAAAACATTGCGGTACTGTTCGTACACGCGCGTATCAGTATCGGGAAACGTCGTAGCATTTTGCAGATGTGGAAAATCCATATCATACCCTTCCATATACGAAAAAATGGGTGGTGTTTCACGTGAAACACCACCCATTTTAACATGTGGGATTATTTGACGGTGAACGTGCAAGACGCGGAATGTTCCGTGGTCTCCCCGGTCGGGTTGACGTAAGTCGCGGTGCCGGTCACGGTGATGATATCGCCCGCCTTGAGACCGTTACGCTGGACATGCAAGCGTGCCCGGTCATCGACGAACGTGTTGACATCGAGCTGGAACGCCGCGCCCTCTGCGCCGTGCCTGGCCGACACCTCGTAGGTCGCCGAGTTCGGCGCAACCTCGATTGCGGTGCCCGTCGGCTGTACGGTGGCGGCGAGCTTCGGCGTGAGCTGTACCACGTCGCCCGCCGACACGTCACCCGTAGTCGGGGTCAATGCGAAACCGGTCACGGTCTGCGTCACGACATTGATGCTGGTACCCGCGTCGGTCGTGAACAGCGCGCACGGGGTGAACGGCGACACGCCGTAGATACCCCAATGGTTGAGGTACAGCGTGTTGCCGAGTGTCTGCGGATTGTAGAATTGGGTGGTGCCATACATTATGTCTCGTACCTGATACCAGTCGGTCGCAACAAGCAACGCGACGGCGCCCTCGATACCGAGGCTCGGCACCTGAACGATACGATACGGCACTTCGGCCTTGTCCAACTGGAACACGGCACTCAATGCGTCAACGTCAAGCGACGCAAGATATTCCGGCTCAATCAACAACACCATTTGCTGGGGGTTGGCATACGCCGGAATGTCGGTCACGTTCAGCGCGTTGTACTGCGTTGACGGGAACTGCATACGTCCGGCGGTCGAACGCAACGCCTTGAGCAGTGTCTTGGCGGTGGTTTCATCAGATGGAATCTTATCAAGGTGCACCTTGTAGAAGCCGAGACTCTGTTCGTAGTGGCGTATCAGCGCAAGCATGATGTTCATCTCATCATAATTATCGCTGTTGCGCGGTGTTTCCATAATCTGCGCGATAAAACGGTTCAAACCGAAGTCATCTACGAACGCCTGTCGCAATTCGTCTTCTGTCCATGATATCGGGTACTGGTCACGGCGGTTCATCTCGTAGAACCAGACGGCGGCCTCGGGGCGGTGCATTTTCAGCAACTCTTCGGCATCATCCTTGTACCCGTGCGCCTTAATCCATTTGACGGCGATTTCCTGCACGGTCGAACCCCAGTAGAGATTCTCTTTTTTGAAAATCGCCAGCGGGTTTTCAAAAGGCGCGTTCTGCGCCATTACGGTGAGTCCGATACGGTTCACCATGTTCCACACACAATCATTCAAATATTGGCGGTTCATGGGGTCGAACAGATAACGCATGGTGTTCGCCACGCCGGTTTGCGTTGCGCTCGGTATGCGTTGCTGGTAGTCATCAGTGCCCTTGGTACGGACTTTATCCAAAATCGTCGCGTTATCTACAGCCATGATATTTTACTCCTATCCGTTACAGTGTGTAATCGAGGTTTTCCAAGTCTTCCGCCGCCGCTTGCGCGATTGCTTCAGCCGCGTCATCGTCGGTTTCCTTGACGGTTGCGCCGTTTTCGACCATCTGCGCCACGGAGTCCGTGAAATTGTCGTAGATTCCGTCGATTCGTTCGTTCATTGCGTCAATTTTATCAAGCAACCGTGTCAGCATGTCGCGCAAATCATCGAACTCGCCCTCACGGTGTGATTCGTCGGGGGTGAGGTCATCACGTTCGGCGGTGTCCCTCTCCTCGGTGGTTTCGCCATCCATTTGTTTTTCCTTCCATATATATGAAAAAAGTCGTATCGGCGTGATACGGGCCGATACGACTTAAGAATAGCATACTTGCGACATGACTCACAGTAACAACCGGCGCGCTTATCCCTTACGGCCATATCATTGGCGGAGTCAACCGTGGACATCAATGACAATGTTTTAGCGGTCTCACTGTGGTATCTCTTTGTATGCCGTATTTATTTTACACCGAAATTCTTTAACATTTCACTTACGGCATGCTGCGTTTCCACCGTGTCATATCTCAAATAGCCTAGCGCGTAATACGATGTAAGATTTTTAATCAACTCTTTTGCCATATTCGCAGTGAGATAGTTAAGCTTGTTATCATCTAGCGTGATTGCAAAATATGGCACATGTGCGCCGCCGTCGTATTTCGTAGAGAGAAAAACATATCCGCAACGCATATCAACATACACCCCATATTCTTGCCGAAACCAACGGAACACATAAGTGAGTTTCGCGTGCTTATGCGGTTTTTCGATAAAATCGGTATCAAATTGCCGAAACTTGTTTTTTGCTGTCATATCATCATTGTTTTTCAGCATACGCCCCGCAACAGTGTTCTTTGCCTTTTGCTCGGCGTAGTCATCGTCTCGCACGTAATCAAATAGGCATGTCTTGCCGTCAAGCCATTGTAAACCATACTCGGGATTGAGGGGCACTTCATAACGTCGAAAATACGGATTGAATGCGTCGCACGCGTTACCCAAAAGGAATATTCGCGGTTTACGTAGCTCGGTATCATCAGCACGTTCACGCGTCACGGTATCCACAAGTTTCGCCAATTGCCCAAACTCGTTTTTCAAATACGTATGATATCTATCGTCATTATCGATGATAAATTCATCCATGCAAATGTTGCGCACGTTCACGTATGTGCTTTTCTTTTTTCGCTGTTGCATGGTCAGGGGTATAAAATAACCGATTATCCGCCACGGATTTTCTTTTTTGCCGGTTTTCTTCCGTCGTATTTCAGCTATTTTATTGGTTGTGCGAAATTCATAATCGGGGAAAATATTATCTTTTATAATACGGTCAAAATAGTCTGCGGCGACATCGTTGTTTTCCTCACGAAACCGTGTCACTTCCACGAAACAATAGCCGTTTTTCAAATAGTCTTCTATCATGTATTTTCGCATACCGTAGGTTTTGCCTAAACCGCGCGCGCCGATAATCATGTTCACGTCTGCGTTACGCGGCAATATCAACGTCTTAAGCCGGTCATAGTAATATTTCGCCATCAATGCTCACAATCATGGGTCTGCCGTCCCGCACAATAAGTTCGCGCGACAATGTCTCAACATTCCTATTATATACGTCCCGCATGTATGCAAGATTCTCGCCGTTGGCCTGTTTGTCCGATTCGCCCAGCCATCTGCCGGACGGATACAACGCTATCGCCTCGGGCGCGTCAACATGATATGTCGCACCCCGATAATCGGTGACGGCGCCGACGTACCTATCCCACACATGCGGGCGGTTGCGTTGCAACGTATGGCAAATCTCATAATCAACCAACACGTCATAACCCAGTGCCGCCCGTATCGTTTCCGCGAAACCGTGACCCATACGCATAATGTCCTCGATACAGTCCTCAATGGTGTACACGCCGTCAGGCCGTGGCAGGCCCGCGCAAGTGACATGCACACGCCCGGACATATCCAGACTTACACGCGCCTTGTTCCACAGTTCCACGTGTTCGGCGTAACGAGTGGCGCCGCCACAGTCCTCAACCTCGAACTTGCCGATATGATCAAGCGTTGACGCCATGTCGGGCGCGGTGTTTCGGACGCGCCTCATGGTAAGATTGATTGCGTTTTCTATCGCTGTGTGCAATGGTTCGAGCGCGTCCAACAGTTCCGCGTCGGTCACGTCATTGGCGCAACTGATTTTAAGACTGTCGGTATCGCCGCCCGTGACGGTGACGCGATTCCCGAAACGCCGATGTATCAACATCATGGCCATCACCAGATGCATACGTGACCCGGCTACGATTCGCATACCATACGTGTACAGCACGCGCGGTGTCTTCGGACGCTTTTTCGCGAAATTCTCGGGAGTGCAGACCGTGGCCCTATCTACTTCCAGCTCGCCTTTTTCCGTCACACGGTAATCGGCCTTCATGACGTCCTGTGCCTGTGTGCCATAGATACCATTGAATTGTCCCTTAACGGTGCTACCGTAATAGGATTGCAGAAATTTCACGCTCAACGTGCCCGCTTTGGCGCCGCGCGCGATTCCCTCGGGTATCGACTCGGGTATATCACCCGTATACGGTGTTCCCGCATGATAATGTTTAATCAGATTTTTAACGTCGGTTTTCCGAGCGAACAGCATATTTGATTGCAATGTCACGTAATCGGGCGGCACAATCGTTTTAGTGGTGGCCTCACCATACAATACATGCATTTTGTCAAACTCGTACACCTGTGCCACGTTCCAAAGCTCAATCTCATTAACGTGCAAGATGCATTCGTCCGCCCGATACAATTTTCCAAAAGCAAACGTCGGATTAACGGCACTATCAACGTAGCCGTGCGCCCTTACACTGTTTTCCTGTGTTTTCGCGCGTTCGTTGTTGCTGTAATCGGTGTCCGCTTGTAACGTCCGCACGAATTTTGAGCGCGGGCAGATTGCAATGCCCCAATCGGCAAAACATGTGTTTCCCCGCAATCTAAGGTTTGTAAAACGTATCGCAACATGTACCCCCGTGCGAAACGGGTCACTATAATTACGTAATACATCTTCAAGCGGCGTGTCAACGATACGCTTGCACGCGATTTGCAAAATTTCCGGCGGGGCAACCGCGAATTTAACCGGCAAGCGTCGCCCGTTGATGAACGCATGGTGCATTGACGTAACGTCAAGAGACGCCACGTTATCAACGACAACGCTTGCGGTTTTAGCGCTCGTAAAAGTCAAACCGCCACGGAAACATGCCTTGCGCAACGCATAGGACTCATAGTTTTTAGGAAACTCTTGATTGCACGTCGTTTCATAGGCGCGTTGTAACGTGATTTTCTTGCCGCCTTGCAACGTGACGCGCCGTCCGCCAATCTCACGGCGCGCCATCTGCCGAACAAGCGAGGTTTTGGTCAGTACGCGGCAACCCAGCATGTCGGGCGTGAGCCAATGGTTAGCGCGCAACAGCCATTGCAGATACTGCGGTATCACCTGTACATCACGCCGCGCGTAAAACAGTTCTTCCTCGGTCAACGGCGTTCCAGGTGTACGTACCAGCGTGTAATCCCAATCGCCTACCGCTTTGGGCAGGCCGCATGTCTCACCCATAGCGCGTAGGCCGCCCATTTCAAGGTAGAACGTATCCCAAAAACGGCACACCACATTACCATCAACGCACAAATCAAGCGTGTACACGCTTGTTGCGGTCTGCGCGTTGACCTCAATCGTATACGACTGCGCCAATTCCAGCATGAGGGTCTGCATGTCGAACATGAGATTATACGCCGCGATTATCGGCACATAACCATGCGCACGACCATACGTAATCAAATCATCAATGTACGCTAACGCTTCGGACGTGCGCCGGTAAAAACGTACATCGTCCGTATCGGGCGTATACGATTCCAGCGGGGTAGCCCGCATATCGTTGAAAATGTACAATATCGGATATGCGCGCGTTTCGGCACCCTCACCAATGTTCGTGGTTTCAGTGTCGAATATCGCCGTAACCCTGTATTCTTTGCGTTCTTTCATCGTACCACATCAGGGGAAACCGCCACAAGCCATATCGGACTACCGCCGTCGGTATCCGTATAGTCTTCCAGTTCGCCCGTGTGCGCTTTCATGTTTTTGGCGTATTGCAACACTTTTTCGTTTCGCGCCATAATGGTGTCAAAAAGCCCGCTCAGCGAGTCCGCGTCATATGCCTTCATGACAGCCTCCAATCGTTTGTCCGGCGGAATGTTAGGTTTCTGCCATATGTTTTGTGTGTATCGCCAAAAAATCTTGACTTTTTCCCGACCGAGCTCACCCAACACGCTCGGTTGCCCCTTGGACGCCAATCTCATTTCTATGCGGAAAATGTTAAACGACCGTCTGCGTTCCATTGCACGGCCCTTGCCGCCGCGTACCTCGCCTACCTGTCGCACAAGCGTATCCGCGACTTCGTTGGCGCGCTGATATAATTCCTCACGCATGGCGCGATTACTCACGCGCCCGACATATGTTTTTTTCAACTGCGATTCAAGCCGCTGGATATAATTCCGACGCGCGTTTATCTCACTCTCGGGCATGGTGTCCGTGATGCTTTTTTTCAGACTGTTTATCGCGCGGGTCACGCGCTTGCGTTTCGCGGTTAAAACGTCCGCCTGTTTACGCGCCCTAGGCATGATTTTTCATCACCCTCATAAAAAAGCGCCATATTATTTATGGCGCTTTTTTTTCTCATTTCAAACTACTTAATTTCAAGCGATTTTGTAGACCTGCCACCACCGAGCGGTGTCGTTTTCACTGCCACGGGGATACCGTTAGGCGCGTTAAAATCGGGGAACATGTCATAAATATCCAACACGCTACGATAAATGCCCTGTGACTGACTGAAATACGTATTACCGTCATTTGCAAAAAGATAGACGTTAACGCACTTCTGTCCCGTCTGAGAACGCACGCCCGGCGCGGTGTACGCGCCAATGACCGTTAGCGGCGTGTCACCGATAGCGTTCAATGACACTGCGTTGTTACGCGCGTTGACAATGGCACGTTTGCCCTCAAAAGTGCTGTTGTCCATCGTACAAATGTAACGATAATTGTCTACAGTGGTCTGAGTGGTTTCATTAGCGGTGTCGTTCATCTGTTCATTGTTTTTGGCCATGATGTTTCCTTCCAAAATCAGAACTCGGGTTCGTTATCGTTGTCGTTATCGTTGTCGTTATCGTTGTCGTTATCGTTGTCGGTTACGATACGTTCGGCGTGTTCTTTGAACGTGTCAACGTCCATTGCATACGTTGTCTTGTGTACGGTGATATCATCAATCAGGACGTTGGCGATACCCGCGGCCATAAGCGCTTTAACTGCTTTTTCAACGGTGCGAATATTTCCGGTGGTGTGGAATGTTTTCAACTCGCCGTTTCGGTTATAGTAGCTGATATCGCTATCAGCTATTACCTTACGAATCTTGCGCATATTATTATCCTTTGTATCTATTTTTTCTGTTAACATTTTTGCTAACACATATATTTATAACATAAAAATCGGCGCGCGCAAAAGCGACACGCCGATTATTAATAATGATTATCAGTAACGCAAAATCTGACCCGGATAAATCAAACTCGGGTTAGACAGACCGTTAACCGACGCGACACGTGACCAATCAACGCCGAAAACAGACCACAAACTATCACCCGGTTGCACCGTATACGTGCGCGCCGCACTCGTATTCGACTGCGCAACAGTGCCACCGCCATAGCAAACGGTTTCGCCTGGATATATCACATTGGGATTACCGGACGCATACCCCGTCCAATCAGACCACGGCCACAGACCAGTCGCCGCCGCGATACCGGCCAACGTGTCACCCGGCCCGACCGTGACACACGTAGACGCGCCACCAGCGGGCGGCACCGGTTCCGGCGCCGGTGCCGAAACACCGCCATCACGCTCACCACGCGCATAAGCGTCCCACTGCCACCGCTCGCCACGGAAGTAGTTCAAGTCCAACGGCCCATAACCCGACACGTAACCGTTAGATGCATATTGTCGCATGGCCTCACCATACGCGCCATACAGCCACGGCCTCTCCTGATAACCAGTCGGCACGTTCGACGCATATTGTGCCACCCAAACACCGCAATGCTCACGTACATACGGCGTGAGCTGACCCAACGAATACGCCCCCGTATAAACGATAGGCCATACTCTCGTGCGGTCATACACGCGCCGCACCCAAGTCTCGACCCACGTGCCGTTACCAAACTGCGGATTATCATCAGCCTCCCAATCCAGCGCAAGCACGGCACGCCCGACATATCCGACGACATTATCCACAAAAAAATCAGCTTCGGCAACAGCGTCATTGCCCATTGCATAATGATACACGCCTATTCTCTTACCGCTGTCTGTTGCACGACCGAGCTGATAATTCGCGGCCTGATTAACGCCATTGACCAGACAGACATTATTAAAACCGCCAACACCCCAAGTCGCACCGGCCACAACAAAATCAGCGTCCAATACATACGTATCAATATTACACTGCCAATTGCTCACGTCAAAACCACGCATATCCGCGCTTGCCGACGGTACGAAAACCAACGACAACACGCACACGCACGCCAATATACTACGCCATATTCGCTTCATCAACATCAGCACCCCCCTTATCATCCTTAAGCAAGGCGATAAGCTCTTCGGTCAAAACATTGTTCTTCGCCATCAAATTATTAAAATCACGAAACGTCGTGGCAATAAACCACGCCATTCCACAACACGCGACAATCGGAAAACCAACACTACCCACAAGGGCGGTGATAGAACTCATATCCATATGCATACACCTCATACGAAAAAAAGGTCACAACACGCCAAACGGCATGTCATGACCTAATATATCACAATAACAATTCTCAATAACCGTGGCCTATCCGGGAATTGAACCCGGCCCGCACATCTTATAAGAATGCCGCTCTAACCAATGAGCTAATAGGCCAAACAACACCATACTACATCCCCGTATCATCCCACAAATTCAACTGCATTAACACAACATCATCAGCATAATGCGCCATCACAAAATCAAACAAACCAACACAATCAGAATCACACCCAGTCTCATAATGCCCTACGCGCATACGATGTACACGACGTGAGCCCTTAACCATACTACCACCTATATAAAAACGCTTACGACCATTACAACTATGATAATCCATCACACCCAATGTCTCCTACTATAACCGAGAAACACCATATTTACATTATTACCAAAAGACACCATATTATCCCACGTATGACCAATTGGAAACATATGCACTATTCCATCAAAATCAGCGTAACATTCCACAAAATCATAATAACTATAACCCATCTCAAGTAAACGACGAACACAATAATAATTCATAAAACTACACCTAAACATTTTAATCACTCCTATTTTTTCGTTTGTTTTTACCGACAACACCAATACTAGCACCCGCAAACCACGACACACCGAAACATCAAAAACACCGCGCCGCGATTCCGCGCGCACTTCCGCGTAGCACAACACGTCACACAAGTCAAACCGAACCGGCGTGTCGGGTGCATCATCACCGCTTAATGGGAACCGTTCTCAACAAGGGTGTCTATCCGC